GCATAAGAATACCGATGCCCTTATGGGGTGGGGAGCAAACATAATATGCTTAAAGAAGAAATAGACATCAACGTAAGATTGCTCGAAGAGATACGAGACGATGAGTGCAACTTACCTGCCGTGCGTATGCAGGCTATACAGACGATAATGAAATCGTTTGAACCGGACGAACAGACGATAAGAGATAGCATCGAGACCTTAAAGACCTTGAGGGACGATGACGATACGGGCGATGCGGTTAAGGTTCAGATCATCAACACCTTACACAAATTGCTCGTATTGATAGAGGGTGAACCCGAAAAGGACAACACGCCGACAGAAGAAAGCATAATGGCAAAGATAAGGGGTGCAAAGAAGTGAACGACAAGGGCATGACATATTTGAAATCAAAATTAAATATAAAGCGTAATCGTGTACTGCTCCGTTATAAGTGGTACGAGCAGAAAGCAGTCGCTCCCGACTTGGGCATTTCCACACCTCAAGGCTTGGAGTGGTTAAGTCTTATTAACGGCTGGTGTACAAAGGCAGTAGATAACCTTGCAGACCGCTTGCAGTTCGATACATTCGAAGATGATGTCTTTGATTTTATGTCGATGTTCAATCAGAACAACCCCGACATCTTCTACGACAATGCTATCCTCTCAAGCCTTATTACATCTTGCGCTTTCGTTCTCATATCCAGAGGCGATGAAGATGCAGAGGGCAACCAGAAGATACGCTTTCAAGTCATAGACGGCGGTAACGCAACGGGCAGGATTGATGATTATACCAACCTTATGCCAGAGGGTTACGCAGTTCTTGATCGTGATGACAAGGGCAACGTAACACGAGAGGCATACTGTACGGCAGGCAAGACCGAGATATATGAGTACGGCGAACTCGTAGCAACCGAGACATTTAATTCAAGGTTCTGCGCTTTGGTTCCTATCATATACAGACCCGATGCCAAGAGGCCGTTCGGTCATTCCCGTATCTCCCGTGCTTGCATGGACTACGCAAAGGGTGCTATGAGAACCCTTAAGCGAATGGAAATCTCCGCAGAGTTCTATTCATTCCCTCAAAAGTACATTACGGGCCTTTCGTCAGATGCAGAGAAAATGGATAAGTGGCAGGCTACTATGTCGGCTATGATGTCGTTTACTAAAGACGAAGAGGGCGATAGTCCGAGCGTAGGACAGTTCCAAGCAGCTTCAATGACACCTCACATCGAACAGATAAAGGGTTATGCCTCAATGTTCGCAGGTGAGACGGGTCTTTCGCTTGATGACTTGGGTTTTGTTACATCTAACCCGTCAAGCGCAGAGGCTATCAAGGCATCACACGAAGTCTTGAGACTTACGGCAACAAAGGCGCAGAGGTGCTTTGGTGTCGGCTTCAAGAATGTTGGCTATATCGGTGCTTGTATGCGTGACGATATTGATTATCAGCGTGAAGAGGTCTTTAAGACTAAAGCCGTATGGAAACCGACATTTGAACCCGATGCACAGATGCTCTCATCAATCGGTGACGGATTGCTCAAGATAAATCAAGCCGTTCCCGGTTACATTGACGGCTACAAGATGCGCAAGATGACAGGTATCGACTAATGGCTAATTTCGAGGACATCAAAAAGGCATTTCGGCAGACGGTTGACAATGACCCCGAAATCCGCAAGTTGTATGCCGAACTTCAAGACCTGCCGACTTATGGTACGGCGATGAAGCTGGCAAACAAAGTGGGCGAGGATTTGGGCAAGGTGCTTATCAAGTTCGCTCCCGAGTTATCGGTTGATGACTTGGAACTTGCCGACATTCTGCCAAAGGCTCTGGGTTTAGATCAAGCGCAAGTTGCATCTGCTTGTAAACAAGTTCAAGAATCAATGAACAAGCAGGCAGGCTTGGGCATCAAGTACAAAGAACCGAAGTTCAATATGGATAAGGCTTTAGGACTTGCCGAAGAGGTCAGAGGTGTTACAGACTTCGAACCGATAACGCAGAAGTTCATAGAGCAGGTGCAGAACTTCTCGGAATCCGTTGTTGACGATTCGATATATACGAATGCAGGAACGCTTGCGAATGCTGGAATAAAGGCGGTAATAACAAGAACCGCAGAGGCAACCGCTTGTGATTGGTGCGATGAGGTTGCAGGAACCTATGACTATTTCGAGGTCAAGGATAAGGGCAACGACGTATGGCGCAGGCACTTGGGGTGTCATTGTGACATAGAATTTTCGATTGATAGAGGGAGCGGATTTATCTCTTCCCGTGTCAATAACTACAAAAAGTAAGTGAGGTGGTCTTTATGAGATTACATTCACGGGACAAGCCTATAACCGAAAGGAGAGCAACAAGGAATGAGTAAAGTCGGGAATCAACTCCCGACAATTTCTGTTGTTTTACCTTACGAAAAATCATACGGCGATGAGGCCGTCCAACTTTATAACTTAAGCGGTAACGTCTGCCAAGAGTGGCAGGCGTTAATGCTAAATGACCTTATGGCGGTCAACGATGACGGCCTTTGGGTACATACCAAGTTCGGTTATTCAGTACCGAGACGTAACGGCAAGACCGAAATCCTTACACAAAGAGAAATGTGGGGATTGGTTGCCAACGGCGAACACATATTACATACCGCACACCTCACAGATACGGCCCACATCGCTTGGGAAAGGTTAAAGAACCGATTAGAGGCTCTGGGTATTAAATTAAAGAGTTCGTACAAGGCATACGGCAAAGAGCGAATAGAACTCAATAATGGCGGTGTAATCGACTTTAGAACGAGAACATCGAGCGGTGCATTGGGTTCGGGTTACGACTTGCTTGTAATCGACGAGGCTCAAGAGTACACAAAGGCTCATCAGACCGCTTTAAACTACGTTACTTCGTCATCGAAGAATCCGCAGACGATTATGTGCGGTACACCACCGACGGCAGTCAGTTCGGGTGATGTCTTTAGAGACTACCGAGATAAGTGCCTTACGGGTGAGCAGATAAACGGCGGTTGGGCAGATTGGAGCGTAGATCACAAATCAAACGTCAAGGATAAGGAGTTGTGGTATCAATGCAACCCGTCTTTAGGAACTATCCTCACGGAGAGAATCATACAAGACGAGATTAACGGCGACGATATCGACTTCAATATCCAGCGTTTGGGGTTGTGGATAAAGTACAATCAGCAGTCGGCAATTTCGGCACCCTCTTGGGACGAACTGAAAACCGATAAGCTGCCGAAGTTCGTCGGCCCGTTATTTGCAGGTGTCAAGTTCGGCAGAGACGGACAAAACGTAGTTCTCGCAATAGCGATCAAGACAGATGAGGGCAAAACATTCGTTGAGGCTATCGACTGTCGAGACCAGCGAGAGGGTAACAGTTGGATAATCAACTTCTTAATGAAATGCAACGCAAAAGCAACCTTGATTGACGGTGCTTCCGGTGTTCAAACATTCATGCGTGAATGCAAAGAACAAAAGCTCAAGGGTGTACACGAGGCAACAATCAAAGAAGTTGTTCAATCATCGTCAGATTTCGAGACCGCCATAACCAATAAGACAATCTGCCACGCTGGACAACCTGCGTTAAGGCAGAGCGTTACTAATTGCCAGCATAGGGCAATCGGTAATGGTGGCGGTTACGGGTATAAAACTCTTGATGACGATATCGAAGTCGCTCTGATAGAGGCAATAGTCTTGGCAACTCACGCTTGCAACAACTTCAAGGAAGTTAAAAAGCAAGCCGTCAGTTACTAATAAATTTTACGTTTACCGAACGGAAAATCGGGAGAAAGGACAACATTATGTCAGATTTAGGAGAGAACACATTTAAGTCTATCGAAACTCAAGAAGAGTTAGACAACATTATCAAGGGCCGTTTACAGAGAGAACGTGACACAATCACCAAGCGTTATGAGGGGTATATTTCACCCGATGACCATAACAAAGCATTGGCAGAGGTCAACAAGTCCTTTGATGATTACAAAAAGGCTCACGAGAGCGACGAGCAGACTATCGCAGACCTCACGGCAAAAGTTAAGGCCCACGAGACGGCCTCTTTAAAGTCTCGGATTGCGCACGAGGTTGGTCTTTCCTACGAGTGGATTGGCAGAATCACGGGAGATGATGAGAAATCAATCCGTGCAGATGCCGAGGCACTCAAAGCATTAGTCGGAAACGGCTCAAAGGTCGTTATCCCGACCAAAAACCCCGAATCTGGCGAGAACGTCAATACGAAAGA